TAATCATATTCTACAAATCTGTTTAACCCTCGTTTACTCAATATATTATATCAGATAACCTTAATCTCTCATAGTAAAAAAGAAAAAATCATATCAGATTGATATGACTTCTCCGTTTTTCAAATGGATTTCTATTCTTTTTTCTTCATGAATTATTATCGTATCTACCAAATAATTAAATAGCTTAGTATCATATTCTGTTAGTAACTCATCTTGTTTTTCTAATGAGTCGATAAATATTTTCAGTTCTCTTACTCTCTTGTTTTTACTCAGTAAATCTAAGTTTCTCTGTTCTAATTGTTTTTCTAACAATTTATACTCTTCTATCAGTTTATTATATTTTCTAGTGTACTCTTCTTGATCTTGTGCTATTTTGGAATTCGTTATTATCAACTTTTCTACATCAGTTCTAATATTTTCTAATTTTTCTTCGAGTTGAATGATTTCATCATCTAACCCTCTATCTTCTTTTATCATCTTAATCAGAAGTTTTATATTACCTATAATTTCTTTTCTATTGTCAATTACCTTGTTTAGTGCTGATACTATCCATCTTTGAATTTCATCATCTCTTATATGAGGAGTATCACATTTTTCTTCGTTCTTATACTTGTCTTTGCATCTATATATTGTCTCTCTATATTTGTCATTTGAATGCCATAAATGTCTCACGTATGAACTACCGCAACATCCACACCTAATTTTTCCAAAGTAGTTTTTCTCTGTATACCATTTTTTATTTTCGCTTAGCTGTACTTGAACTGTATCAAATACTTCTTTATCAATTATTGCTTCATGGCTATTTTCTACATAATACTGAGGTAGCTCTCCGTTATTCCTTTTCTGAGTCTTGTTTAAGAAGTCTGCTATATAGTATTTTTGAAGTAAGGCATCACCTTTATATTTTTCGTTTGTTAAAATACTTCTTACACTGCTATAACTCCATTTTTCTTTTCCTCTTGGTGTTAGTATTTTATTTTCAGTTAGATGTTTAGCTATTTGATTAGGATTTTTACCTGATAAAAACTGTCCAAATATGTATCTTACTATTTTGGCTTGCTCTTTATCTACTTCAAATCCTCCGTCCTCTTTTGGTTTAAAGCCTAGTACATTATTATATGCGAATGTCACTCTACCCTCAGCAGCTTGTTTTCGTTTAGACCATGTTATATTTTCTGATATTGATCTACTTTCTTCTTGTGCTAGGGAGCTCATTATTGTAATAAGCAATTCACCCTTTGAATCAAATGTCCAGATGTTTTCTTTTTCGAAGTATATCTCTACTCCAACATCTTTTAGTTTTCTTACAGTTGATAGTGAGTCCACCGTATTTCTTGCGAACCTACTTACACTTTTAGTTAATATGAGGTCTATCTTACCAGCCAGTGCATCATTTACCATTTCTTGAAACCCTAGACGTTTTTTTGTATTTGTTCCACTTATTCCTTCATCTGAGTACATTTTCACAAACTCCCAATCTTTCCTACTTGATATGTACTCTTCATAATACTTCATTTGAGTTTCATAAGAACTTGTTTGATCTTCATTATCTGTCGATACTCTGGCATAACCTGCGACCTTTTTCTTTTTTATACTAGGTAGTTTTGATTGATGACTAAGTTTCTTATTGGCTTGTATAGTTGTGATTTTTCTATTCATCTTTTACTCCTTTTTTAGGTTACCTTGTTTTTTTATTTCTTGAACCTTATTGAATATTTCTTGAGAAATAATTGCTTCATGTGCATTTTCTACAATGTACATATCCTTTTCCCCAGTATTTTTTACTGAACGACCTTTTTCTTTTACATGAAATGTCTTTTGTAATATAAGTTTTCCCGTATAAGTTTCTTGGGATAAAATTCTATAAATAGCTAGTCTTGAAAACTTTTCTCCTCTTCTTGTTCGTTTACCTTCATCATTTAATATCCTTGATATTTGTGTTGGTTTTGTACCTGACAGATATAACTCATAAATTTTTCTCACAATGTTAGCTTCTGACTCTTCAATTTTATAAGAATCTCCTATCCATCTATATCCTAATATAGGTTGTGGGCTATGTGGTAATCCTTGTTCAAACTTCTTCTTCACACTCCACCTTACATTACTACCTATCGCCTTTGATTCTTCTTCTGAAACGGCAGCGAGTAATGTTAGTAATAACTCTCCATCTGTAGTGAGTGTATCGATATTCTCTTTTTCAAATTGAACCCCTACGTTTAATTTCTTTAGTTCTCGTATTGTTTCTAATAACTCAATAGTGTTTCTTCCAAATCGTGATATGGACTTTGTAAGAATTATATCAATCTTCCCTTTCCTACAGTCATCTATTAATCTTAAATACTCCTTTCGATTTTTTGTATTTCTTCCACTTACTGAGTTGTCGAAATAAACTCCAGCATACTCCCAACTAGGATTATCTTGTATAACTTTACTATAGTAGCTTATTTGTTCAGATAGTGATTGTAGTAAATCTTGATGTGATACTCTTGCATAAGCTGCAACTTTTTGTTTTTTTACATCAGTCACATTTAGTGTTTCTAACTTTTTTATAGTTTTCATTATTGTATCCTCCTTTTCGTCATTACTATATATCACTCTAAAGCAACTATTTATCAAGTGATAATTCCATAAGTTCAGATAGTTTTGGATTATACTTTTCTAACATCTTATGTTTGAATTTATTAAATTCATCTTTTGTGATTAAATTTTTCCTAAACAAGTTACTTAATATTTTAATTGTGATTTGGTAAGTTACTTCATTTTTATTCTTCATAGCTACCTCCAAATCTATATTTAATATAGCATTCATGACTGCAATACTTTCTTTTATTATTGGAATAAGATGTAAATTCTCTTTTACAACATTTACATTGATGTATAGAAAATGCCTTTCTATTCATCTTGTCTTGATTATTCTTCCACCATTTCATTCGGCAAACATCACTACAATATTTCTTTTGTTTTTTCCCTTTTAAATGAGTTAACTTTTCTCCACATACCTTACAAGTATCAAAATCTTCTATATCTAACTTTTCTAATTTTTCTCTTCTACAAATTGACTTAACTGTATTGGCTGATACATTTAAACATACAGCTATTTTCTTATACCCTAGTCCTTTTTCTCTTAGTCTTTTTATTTCATCTTTCAGTTCCATATTTCTCACTCCTATGATGTTTTTATTCTCTACATCACAGGTGAAGAAAACTAAGAAAAATTTAACCTTTGGAGTAAAATTTTATAAAAAAGGCTCTTTGTCAAGTGCGGGGCATGGGAATAAAGGCTGTATCAAATTTGGCGGACTCATAAACTTACACGACAAATTAATCAAGCCTTGGAGGATAAAAGAAATAAAAAGGATAAATAGTATTGTGTTGAGTATAAAGTTAGAGGAGAGTGTGTACATTTTCTTTCATATTTTTTCATATTTTTTCATTTTTTGTTGACTTATATGTGCTTTATATGATATATATATATATATTTATTTATATTTCTGAATGGAAAGGATTACACTATGACTAAGAAAATACTTGTTACAGGTGGAGCTGGATTCATTGGATCTCACACTTGTATAGAATTATTAAATAATGGAAATGAAGTAGTTGTCGTTGATAACTTATATAACGCAAATAAAAAGAGTTTGGAAGTAGTTGAACGAGTTACCGGTAAAAAAGTAACATTTTATGAAGTTGATGTTCGTGATGAAGATAAATTAAATGAAGTTTTTGAAAAAGAAGGAAATATTTATGGAGTTATTCACTACGCTGGATTAAAAGCAGTTGGTGAATCTTGCGAAATCCCATTAGCATATTATGATAATAATATAGCTGGAACTATTACTTTGTTCCGTGTTATGGAAAAACACAACTGTAAAAATATAATTTTCAGTTCATCAGCTACAGTTTATGGGGATCCTCATACATTACCAATTAAAGAAGATTTCCCATTATCTGTAACTAACCCATACGGACGTACTAAATTAATAACTGAAGATATTTTAAAAGATGTTTATAAAGCAGACAACGAATGGAATATTGTTCTTCTTCGCTACTTTAATCCAATCGGAGCACATGAGTGTGGGGATATCGGTGAAGATCCGAAAGGAGTACCAAATAACCTAATTCCTTATATTATGCAAGTAGCTGTAGGAAAACTAGAAAAAGTTCAAGTTTTTGGTAATGATTTTGATACGCATGACGGTACTGGAGTACGTGACTACATCCACGTAGTAGATTTAGCTCGCGGTCACGTATCTGCTCTTAAAAAATTAGAAAAAGGTAGTGGATTAACTATTTATAACTTAGGAACAGGAATTGGTTATTCTGTATTAGATATTATTAAGAGTGCATCAGCTGCTGTTGGGCGTGATTTACCTTATGTTATAACTCCACGTCGTGCAGGAGATATTGCAGCATGTTATGCTGATGCTACAAAAGCAAAAGAAGAACTTGGATGGGAAGCTCAATACGATATAAAACGTATGTGTGAAGATTCATGGAGATGGCAAAGTAAACATCCAAACGGGTTCGCTGATTAATATACTTAAACAAGAAAATAAAAGTCTATGTGACTGACCTAAAAATCCAAAATATATAAAGTCAGTATAAGAGTTTATAAGAGTAACGGGAATGACTCAACAAAATCGATTTCTTCGAAATCACGTTTTTTGAGTCACTCCCTTTTTTTAGGCTCTTTGTCAAGTTCGGGGCACGGGAAAAAATCACTCAAGAAATCTAGGTAGCGTTTTGCTGCTTAGATTTTTTTGGCTCTTTGTGAAATTCGGAGCATGGAGAAAAATAGAAAATGAGATCTAGGAAGCATTTTGCTGCCTAGATCTTTTAGCAGTATAATTTAGTTATTTCAATATAAAAAAGCCTAGAAGAATTAATTTTCTTCTAGGCTCGTATTTTATCCTAATATTTCATTCACTTTCTGCTGAACTTCATTGTAGTTATATCCAGCATTAGTAAGTCTGTTAACTCGGTCTTGTCCAT